GTATAAAACACAACTGCAGATGACCTATCAAGAAATAAAAGAACGTCTTACTAAATGTGAATTAACTTTAGGGAAAATAAAAGACGGTTCCTATAAACCAGATGATATCAAACAAACTACGAAAAAACTAGAAGTTTTACGTGAATCATATCAAAAGTTACTCAACGAAGCAGATAGCGGTACTGTATCGACTGACGACGAAAAGAAAGCAGCAGACTTAGCTAAAGACGGAGTAAATGTTAAATTAACTTCAGAAATGAAACCTGGTGATCCAGAAGACTTAGAAAGAAAAAGAATGAAAAGATTAACTCCAAAAGACCAAGAGACTATAGCAAAAATACATGCTTTAATGCAAAATGCCAATAAAATGGAAGGTCATGAAGATGACAGAGATGATGATGAATTATCTCCTGAAGAGTTAGCAAACAAATATGCAGGCTCTCCTATGCACCAACCACCTGGTATGGAAGAAAACGAGGCAGAAGATACTGAAGGTGGAGATCTTGACGTAGGTCATCAAGATGACGAACCTGATATGTTAAAACAGTATGCTTACGATATTGCTCACTATGCTGCTAAACTTTACAAACAGCTTGATAAATATGACAAAATGGACGGAGAGGTAGACTTTCCTAACTGGTGGCAATCTAAAGTAATTTTAGCAAAAGATTATATCTCTAAAGCTCAGCATTATTTAGAGTTTGAAGAAAAGCAACCAGCCATTGACGCTCTTGCCTTAGAAGGTAAAGATATGGGTATTAGTAAAAAGAAAGAAACTAAATTTCATAAAGATTTAGATACTTTAGTTCATAGCACTTTTGGTAAAAGAGAAGATGAAATGGAAGAAGTCTTTAACGAAGGTCAAGCTCAAATAAAAAAGAAGCTTGATAAAATAAATCAAGCTCTTCAACAGCATAAAGATAAAACAATAGCTATCTCTAAAACACCAGCCGATCAAAGATCTGAAGAAGACAAAGCTCATTTAGCTAAAATGGTAGGTCTTACTAAAGCTAAAAAACAGCTGATGGCTCAATATGATGATTCAGTTAGCGGTATAGGTACTGGTCAAGAATTATCAGATGTGGATGAAGCTTTACCAACAGGATTTGGTACTGGACAAGGTAGAAGTAAAACTGTATCTAAAGGTAGAGAATCAAGACCAGATATAAAAGCTGCTCAAGCCGCTGCAGTAAAAGCTCCTAAGAAGTATGTAATGAAAAATGGCGTACCTCACAAATATGATGCAGATGGTAATTTAGTTCCTCTTAAAAAAATGAACGAACTTAGAGGTTCAGGAGATGATATTATAGAAGTTATTAAAGCAATGGCAATGGAGATGGATGGAGATGAAATCGAAGCTGCTATGGAAGTAATGGAGTTTATTGGAGAACATTATAAAATTGACTTTGAATTCGGTAGAGCTGGAGGAGTTAGTGAAGCAGAAGCAATCCCTAGCTCAATTCTTAGAGGATATAATAAGAATATTAAAGATGCCCAGACTATGGCTCAAGCACTTCTTTCTGTATTTAACCAATTGAATAGTAAAGAAAGCATCAACTTTGAAAAGAATAGTGGATTGAAAAGAGCTCTCGCTATGCTAGATAAAGTTGCTAATACAAAAGATGCTGAAGCTCCATCCCAAGGTATAAATGAAGCAGTTGAACCTAAACATTTTGATATTTGTCCTGGTGCAACAGCACTAAGAAAAAAGCTTCTTAAAGACAAAGATTTAGATAGTTCTAAGTTAGATAAATGGACTCGTGAAAATGATAGTTTATTCAAATTAGAAAAAGCTGCCATTAAAGCAAAAAAAGCTACCCCTGCTCAAGTTAAAAAAGCAGAAGATATAGCATCTCAAATTAAAGCAACTACAAAAGATATGGGTAAAGCTGTATCATCAGTGGCCTACGTAGATGGGCATGTAGATAAAGTAAAAGAACTTGCATAAGATGAATAAAACTCAACTTAACAACCTTATACTAGAAGCATACGCTGAAGTAATATCTGAGCTTAATGAAGCACCAGAAGGACTCTACTATATTAAAGTCGAAAAATGGAATAAAGCTTTACTAAACGCAGTACAGAACACAATTGAAACTATCTACCATCCTACCAGGTTTACCGATATAGTGGATGATGATGGAGCAGGTAATGTTATTATGTACTTTCCAAAAGAAGATTTTGATCCTGGAATGGTGGATGATTTAGAGGGTGAAGGAGTAGATATTTCAAGAGACACTAACTTACCTAGAGGTTTAAACGAATCACTCTTAGATGAAGTTGAAGAAGAAGATCCAACACCAGAAGAAGATCCAGATCCAAATGCTGGTCCTGAAACAGTATTAGAAGACGCTACCGATACTATATTAGGTAAGTTTCCTACTCTAAGACAAGCTATTATCAAATTACAAACAGAAGACTTCAAAGAGTTTGTAGATACTATAGATTGGATTTCACCAAGACCCACTTCATTTAGAGTTAACCTTAAAAATGGTCAAGATTACATTTTAAAATGGACAGGTAAAACGTTTGAAGCTCAAATTATGGGTAAACGTTACTTACTTTCTAACATATCTGAATATCAACAAGCAATCGACAAGCTTGCCATTCTTTATAAAGAAGCACCTATGAAGGGAGCAGGAGAAGAAGAGGGAGGAGAGTTTGATGCTGACACCGGTGGCGGTGGCGGCGGAGGAGCAGACTTCCCCGGAGATGATACTGCAGGCGGAGGAGAAGGCGGTGATGATTTAGGAGGCGATTTAGGAGGAGAAGAAGGAGGTGGAGAAGACCTTACTGACGAGCCTATAGATTTCGAATCTGGAGAAGAAGGATAATATGAATGTAGTAGATAAACTGTATACCGAATGGGCATGGAGAACTAAATCAGGTATTCCGAATATAAATAACCCGGAAGATAAATCTATACTTGATAATATTTTAGAAAACCTATCAGAGGACTCCCCAGAAATTTTATCTCTTGAGGAAGTAATTAATACTTTAATAAGTAAAGGTATCAAAGATAATGCTTCAGTATCTAAAATCAAAAATATATACAGCAGCTACAACAACCAACAAAAACTTAATTTCTCTAAATACTTTAGAAAACTTCCTCTAAATCAAAGTAGCTTAACTACTATTGGAGACGTTTACGGTGATTTTTTTGATGCAAAAGCATCTCAAGGTATGGGTAAAGGAGAGGCTATGATCATAATGGGTATCAAAGATTCTCAATCTGGAGGTACTGCTACTAAAGATATAGTTATTGATGGAAAAATGTGGGAGGTAAAAGAACTTAGTGGTGGAGAATATTCTTTAGCTAAAGATGGGTATATTACAGGTACTGAATACTCTAAAAGTTATGAAGTACTTAAACAGCATTTAAACGAAACTCTTATAGAAGTACTACAAGAAAAAATTTCAGAAGAAGAATATAACCTACTTAAAAAAGCAGCAGTCTATATGAGTAATAATTCAGCTGGTAATAATAGTCGAGGATTTATAGACTTAACAGTTAAAGTTTGTGAAATATTAAAAAATAATTTAGGTACTATACAACCTGATGATCTTTCCTACATAAATGTAAATGGAAAAAGAAACCTTGCAATTGATCCTGATGCTATAAGTACTTTACAACCTAACGCAACTGTAACTTTAAAATTAGGAGATGAAGTTGGTCAAGCTAAACAAAGTATAAATGTATTAAAATCTTTAAATTGGGTTAAAGACCCTGGTTTAAATTTAAAGATGATGGAGGATCAATTAACAGCTTATTTTGAAGGTTTAACTGGGTTTATTTTATTTAAAGAAGGAACACCAGCAAACCCTACTTTATATACAGCAGAAGAAGCAAGAAAAACTTTTGTAGTAAACAGAATAACAAAGAACACTATTACTGGTAAGTTTGGTAAGAGTAATAAGTAGTTATGGCACAAGACATAAAAAAGATAATCGCACAAGAATATATTAAGTGCGGGAAAGATCCGGCGTACTTCATGAAGAAGTATTGCCACATTCAACACCCAACTAGAGGTAGAATCTTATTTAACCTTTATCCATTTCAGGAAAAAGTACTTCATTTATTTAGAGATAACCAATACTTAATTACTCTTAAATCAAGACAGCTTGGTATATCCACTTTAGCTGCTGCATATAGTTTATGGTTAATGCTATTTCATAAAGATAAAAACGTCTTAGCATTAGCAACTACTCAAGCTACAGCTCGTAACTTAGTTACTAAAGTAACCTTTATGTATGATGAGCTACCTAAATGGTTAAAACTACCAGCGGTAGAAAAAAATAAATTATCTCTAAGATTAAAAAACGGATCTAAAGTACAAGCTAAATCATCTTCACCAGATGCTGCAAGATCTGAAGCAGTATCGTTATTACTAATGGATGAGGCTGCCTTTATAGAGAATGTAGACGAAACCTTTACTGCAGCTCAACAAACATTAGCGACGGGTGGACAATGTATGGCACTGTCTACTCCTAATGGTATTGGGAACTGGTTTCATCAAACATGGGAAAGGGCTGAAACAGGAGAAAATAGTTTCATACCTATACGACTTCCTTGGTCAGTTCATCCTGAAAGAGACCAAAGCTGGAGAGATATACAAGATCAAGACTTAGGTCCAAAAATGGCAGGACAAGAATGTGATTGTGATTTCTTAGCTTCCGGTGATACAGTTTTCGAACCAGAAGATATGGCATACTATGAAGAAACATATCAAAAAGATCCTTTGGAAAGAAGAGGGGTAGACGGTAATTTATGGGTATGGGAAGGAGTAGATTATTCTAAGTCTTATATGGTAGTAGCTGACGTTGCTAGAGGAGATGGACAGGATTACTCTGCCTTTCATATATTCGACATTGAAAACGCTGTTCAGGTAGCAGAATATAAAGGTAAACTTTCACCCAAAGAATTCGGTAATGTACTTGTAGGTATAGCATCAGAATATAATGATGCGTTATTAGTCTGTGAAAATGCTAATATAGGTTGGGCTACAATTGAACAGATACTAGAAAGAGAGTACAGAAATATGTATTACAGTTCTACTAACAATATGGAGTCAGTAGAATCTTATATGCATAAATTTGAAAGAGATAAGCTAGTACCTGGATTTACAATGTCTGCTAGAACTAGACCTTTAGTAATTGCTAAGATGATAGAGTATATCAGAGATCATTCAGTTACAATTCAATCTAAAAGACTTATGTCTGAAATGAGAGTGTTTGTTTGGAAAAACGGCAAAGCTCAAGCTCAAGACCGTTATAATGATGATCTAATTATTTCTTGTGCAACTGCTCTATATGTAAGAGATACTGCATTGAGACTAAGACAACAAGGTATGGACCTAGCAAGAGCACAGCTATCTTCTTTTAGTAATCTCAACGCTCAAAACAAAGCAGTTATGACTAATGTTGGTAATCAGATAGAAAATCCTTATATTACTAAGACACCCTATGGTGATGAAGATATCACATGGTTGTTTAAATAGACTATTTATATATAAAATCAAACCGTAATGGCGGACACTTCAATCTTTAGCAGGTTAAAACGTCTTTTTGCTTCTGATGTTATTATCAGGAATGTAGGAGGAGATGAACTCAAAGTTGCTGACACAAATCAAATACAAACTACAGGTAGATATCAAACTAATTCTTTAGTAGATAGATTTAGTAG